GTAATTTATCCCCCCGAGCAAAAATTTAATTTTTTTTAGAGAGGACTATGGAAGTTGTAAAAATACCACTTGATCAGCTAACTCCCGATCCGCACAATGCAAAGAGCCACCCGAAGAAACAAATAGAGCAGATCAAGGAGAGCATCGAGCAATTCGGGAACAACGACCCCATAGCTGATGGGGCGATAGCAATCTTATAGTTGAGGGACACGGTCGGTATGAAGCTCTCAAAGAGCTTGGATACGAAGAAGCGGATTGCATTCGACTGGATCAACTAACAGAAGAAGAGCGCAGAGCGTACGGACTTGTGCATAACAAGCTTACAATGAACAGCGACTTTATTCCGGATCAGCTTGAATTAAATCTATCATGCATCGGGCAAATCGATATGAGCCTTTTTGGATTTGATTCAAAGCTTCATGACTGGTTCGAAAGTGGAGATAAAGGCGATGCTAAAGAAAACGAAGATGAGTACTCTGATTTTCTGAGTAAGTTTGAACCAAAACACACTACAGACGATTGTTATACCCCTGAAAAAATTTATGAAGCTGTTGCGCAGTGGGTTTCAGCGAAATACAATCTAAATCGCACAAATTTCATCAGGCCGTTTTATCCTGGAGGCGATTACAAAAACGAGAAATATAAACCGAGTGATATAGTTGTGGACAATCCTCCTTTTTCAATCCTTTCAGAAATAATAAAATTTTATCAAGAAAAAGGAATAAAATATTTTTTATTTTGCCCGGCGCTAACTCCTTTTACATTAAATGTATCATTATTCGCAACTGTAATAATAACTGGAGTTGAAATTATATATAAAAATAGGGCTAGTGTTCTAACATCTTTTATTACGAATCTTGAATCGGATGACATACAAGCGCTAACGGCTCCAGATCTTTATAAAGCAATAAAAGACGCAGGCAAAGAGAATACAATTGAAATCCCAAAGTACGTGTTCCCAAATGAGGTTATTACTGCGACAATGCTAAATTATCTTTGCAAGTACGGAATCGATTTTGTACTTGCAAAAAAAGATGCGTACAGAATTAATAGCCTCGATTCAATGAAAAAGAAAAATAAAGGAATATACGGCAGTGGGTTTTTAATATCCGAAAAAGCTGCCGCCGAAAAAGCTGCCGCCGAAAAAGCTGCCGCCGAAAAATGGGAGTTATCAGAAAGAGAAAAAGAAATTGTTAAAAAGCTAAGCAATCAGGGGGTGGAAGATGAAGAACGCGAAGCGTATGTGCTCGGGAGTTGATAAAAAAGTTAAGGAGCAAGCCATTACGCTGGCCAGTGCCGTGATTGCTATGCAGAAAAAAATTGATAGCCAGATAGAAGTATATAATGAAATGCCTCTGGCTCAAACCGTAACATCAACGCAAGGAGAAAAAGTTCTGAAAGCCAATCCGGTTACTGCGGAATTCAGGGCGACCGTTAAGGACTATGCTGCAGCGCTTAATAATCTGCAGGATATTATCGAAAACAATCGGGCTGAGACATCAAAAAATGCCCTGACCGAATTACAGAAAAAATTTAGGGTGGTACAATGATGGGCCGGACGGAGCCGCGAATTTTTACCCCACCTCTTCGACCGCTTACAGAAGCAACAACGCTTGGATTTGCGGCTATTCAATATGCTCATATTGTGCTTAATAAAAAACTTTATCCCTGGCAGGAGTGGACGCTTGTACATATATTGGAAATTGTTGGAGACATTGAGGGCAAATGGCATTTCCGTTTTCGTACACTTCTCATAATGGTATCCAGGCAAAATGGCAAAACGGTGTTATCAGAAGTGATAGCATCGTTTTTTCTTAATGTTCTTGGTGTTGATGCGGTTTTTGGAACTTCACTATCTCTTGATAAGGCCGAAGAAGTTTGGGAAGCAGTTGTACTGGATCAGGAGACAATTCCGGAGCTTAAGCAACAGCTTCAAAAAGTCTGCCACACAAATGGAAATAAACGTTTAATCCTTACCGGACTTAAAACATACAAGGTCGGAGCCCCTAACAGAAGAGCTGGACGTGGTGATAGTAATGACCTTGTATTATTGGATGAGCTTCGTGAACAGAGAGACTGGGAAACATGGTCTGCATCCGTAGCGTCAACTACGGCCAAGCCTAATGGGATGGTCATCTGCTTTTCAAATGCCGGCGATCCGGACAGCATTGTATTGAGGCAGCTAAGATCTGCAGCCATAGCTTATATTGATGGATCTCAGGCCCTTGATTTTGGAGGGGGGGACGAGGTGGAAGCTGCAACGCTCGGGCTCTTTGAGTGGTCGGCTCCTGAAAAAGCAGATACAAATGATATTGAGGCACTTGCCCAGGCTAACCCAGCGCTGGGCTATGGGCTTTTAACTGAAAGATCTCTGGCGGCCAATCGTCAGACTTTTCCAGATAATAAATTCAGGTCAGAATGTATGTGTCAGCAGGTCGAAACAATTCTGCCAGAGCCCTTTCCGGATGGAGCATGGGCGGGCGGAATTGATGAGGCCTCTTTTATTGCAGGCGATTCAGAGATATTCTACGGCATCGATTTGTCAAACGACCGCCGATTCGTGTCTATCGGAGTTTGCGGCTTACGCGAAGATGGCAATTGGCATATCGAAGTGGTCGCGCGACGCGCTGGAGTCGATTGGGCTATAGATTGGTTCCGGGCCCGCGCGGTAAGAGGAACGATGAATCTTGCTTTTCAGTCTCGCGGAGCACCTGTATCGGGGCTTGCCGAAGAGATCTGTACACTTACAGGGGTCAACCGTTGCGCAATCGAAGGCACGGAGCTGTCAAGCGGATGGGGCCGCTTTTATGACGGCATAGCACTATCGGCTCCGCCGATGCCTGGAGAACCGGTTAAGACCGGGCAGAGGATATTCCATCTGCCTCAGCCAGTGCTTGATCTTCCGGCAAAAACCTGCCAAACAAGAATGGTCAGCAGCGGAGTAGAACTTCCGGACAGGGTTAAATCTCCGGACGATATAGCTCCGTTATACTGTTGCGTTATGGCTTTTGCTGCGGCATCGCAGCCAAAAAAAGAAAAAATATATGCGTCAGCTTATGCGGCAGGCGCTTCCGTTGTGTTTATTTGAGGAGGTAACAAGATGCCCGGGATAATCGAGCGTATCAGAATGGCTTTTTCGCCAAAAATCTACATGGTATCGCTCGGTAGCGATGCACCGACCGAAGTTCTAAATTACACAGCCAGAACTCTGTATCAATCTCAGGATAATCTGCAGGCAGTTGTCAATTTTCTGGCTGACTCGATTGCTCAGCTTCCGCTTAAAGTTTATCGCCGCGATGGAGAGAATGCGAGGATCAGAGATCGCGAGTCTGTTACAGCTCAGCTGCTGTATAAGCCTAACCGATATCAGACGGAATTTGAATTTATAAAAGGAATGGCGATCGAGTACCTTGTGTTCGGATGTGTATATGTCTGGGTAATTCCATCCACAGAGTCAAAAAGCGGTTACGAGATGATGCTAATCCCTACATCATGGGTTGAAGGCACCGAAGGCGGAAATTCTTATGCTGCGGATTATATCCGCGTTTCAATGTCCAACGGCGAACAGGTTTTAATCCCCAGATCTGAGTGGGTGCGCTTTGCGATGTATTCGGCCGGGAATCCAGGCGGATATATATCTCCGATATCAGGACTCAGGCAGACTCTGCAGGAGCAGATAGAAGCGAGTAAATTCAGGAGACAGCTGTGGGGCTCTTCAGGAAGGCTCAATGCCCAGATTACAAGGCCAAAGGACGTAGCTCCGTGGACTCCAGAGCAGAGATCCCAATTTGTTGAAAACTTCAGGCAATCATGGGGATCCGGAGGCTCTAAAGCTGGATCGATCCCACTGCTGGAGGATGGTATGGAAATAAAACCTTTTTCGACATCTTTCAAAGAGGCTGAGTGGGCGAGCTCTGTTAAACTTTCGCGGGAATCCGTGGCTGCAGCATATCAGATCAATCCGTCACTTGTATGGCACTCCGATACACAGACATATGCATCGTCTAAAGATAACGCGAGAGCGCTATATGCTGAGTGTTTAGGCCCTAAACTGCAGATGATCCAGCAGCGTATCAATACTTTCCTGATTCCAATGATAGGAGGAGATGAAAATCTATATTGCGAATTCGACCTAAAAGAAAAATTGAAAGGAAGTTTCGAAGAAAGAGCGGCAGAACTTCAGAAAGCTGTTGGAGGTCCATGGATGACGAGGGACGAAGCAAGAGCAGACAGCAATCTGCCACCACTTCCGGATGGCGTAGGTTCAGAAATTATCATCCCGTTAAACGTGGCCAGCGGATTAGAAGGTGGAGAAAGCACGGAAGAGCCTACATCTTCCGGCGATGACGCTAAGCACGTGCGAATGGTTCAAAAATCGGCAACACTGAGAATTAAGGGCATTGCCGACGATTCCGAGAATGAGGAAGTCACAAATGTAATTAAAAAATTTATGAAGCATCAGGCAGCCTCAATCCTGCCAAAGCTGGGCGCAAAGTCTGCAGATAGTAATTGGTGGGATGAGGATAGATGGAACACTGAGCTTGCTGCAGATCTTGAACCGATAGTGCAAAAAGTTGCAGATAAGCATGGATTAGATACAGCCGAGGTTCTTGGGACTGAGTATGGTATTGATCTCACGCGAAATTATATCAAGACCATAGCTAAAAACAGGGCGAAGGGAATTAATAAAATCACTTATGACAAGTTAATGGAAGCGTTGGAAGCTGCTGAGCAGGAGCTTGATAACACCCCGAGCCCGTCAGAGGTTATGGAAAAAAGAAAAGATCTTGACAGCCCGAAGCTTGGACAGTCCCTTGCTACGATGATAGCATCCTGGGCGATATGTGAAGCTGCAAATCAAGCATATCAGCAAGGATACAGCAAGCAGATTAAAAAGACATGGGTTACAGGGTCCAACCCCAGAAGCTCACACGCAGCGCTAAACGGGGAAACAGTTCCGGTTGATGATGTTTTTTCAAATGGCGCAAGATGGCCAGGTGACGATAATTTAAGCCCGGAAGAATCATGCGGGTGTAATTGCAGCACTGAGGTCGAAATTGCGATAACTCGCTAAGGTAAATCCCTGAGGAGGTAAAAATGAAATTTAAGACTATTAACGTCAAATATAGCGACGAAGGGAACGGAAGCATAGAAGGTTATGCATCGACATGGATAAGAAAACCCGACAGTTATGGAGATATAGTAAAACAGGGAGCGTTCCTGGACAGCCTTAAAAACAGATGGAACGGAGGAAAGGGAATTCCTTTTTTGTGGTCCCACAAAATGGATGATCTTAAAGCCTTTATCGGGATAACTGATGCCGAAGAGGATGACAAGGGACTGCTTTTTAAAGCTACATTCGAAGGAACAGAAGAAGCTCAGAGAGTCAGACAGATGTATAAAGATGGTCGGCTTAACAGCTTTTCTTTTGCTTACGATATCCTGGAAGATGGATTTGTAACGCTAGAAAATGGAGTAAAAGCACACGAGCTTATAAAGCTGGAACTTTACGAAATATCAGCAGTAATGCTTCCAGCTAATGATGATGCTCAGATTGTAGATGTCAAGTCCGGTCGAAGAAATTCAGGCAAAGACGAACAGAGAATCAGAGATGCTATCAGCGCTCTGCAGGCGCTTTTAGACGATTGCGAAGGAGAGGAAACGCACGAAGACAACGGCGAAGAGCCGAAGGATCCGAAGAGCGTCAATCCTGAGCTACAGAAGTCACTCATAGAGTTAATTGAAAAAATTGAAAAGGAGGATAAGTCATGAAACTTAAGGAATTACTTAATCTTAAGTCAGCAGAACTTATCGCGCTGAAAGATAAAATCAGCGCTGGCGACTCTGATGCTATTCAGAAAGCTCAGGAGCTTGCCGATGAGATTAAGTGCATCAAAGAAAAAATTGCAAAAGCCGAGGAAATCAATGGAATTATTGATGGACTTGGAACCAAGGATTCTGGAGATCATGAGGACAAGGGAGGTGAAAAAGAACCTACTCTCAGAAATTGGGATCTTAAAAGTCTGATAACAAATCCCGGAGTAAAGAGCATGGAGATCAAAGCTGCGACTGATACCCATGTGGCTCCTACTGTGACTGTAGTTGATACAAATGTGGTTGATCCCCGCCCGACGCTTAATGTTCGAAGCATTTTCGGAACAGAGTCCATCTCCGGAAATGCCTTAACCTACTACCTTCTCGGAACTATGGAAGGATCAATTACTAATGTGCTTGAAGGTGGAGCAAAGCCACAGGTACATATTCCGCATGACACAAAAACTGTGGCACTGCGTAAAATTGCGGCTCACATTAAAGAGTCTGACGAGCTTCTGCAGGATGGCGCTTTCCTTGAGAGCGCAGTTAGAAATCGTCTGCGCTATGAATTCGATAAGGTCGTAGAAAATTACCTGCTCACTACTCTGTCCGGCACATCCGGAATACAGACAGGTGATGCGACTATTACTTTCGATAGCATTCTTAAGGCTAAGCAGGCAGTGCGCAATGTCACCGGATACGCTGCGGATGCACTGGTTATGAATCCGGCCGATCTTGAGACGCTGCTCCTCACTAAGGACAGCAACCAGCAGTATTTGCTCGGTGGCCCGGCATATGGATCCTATGGAAATGGCACATATAGCGCTAATCCTCGAATTTGGGGTCTTAATGTTGTTGAGTCCGCACAGATGGCAGCCGGGACCTGCTTTGTAGGTTCGTTTAAAATCGGATCATCCATAGTCACAAAAGCAGGCGAAGGACTTAGAGTCGAAGTATCTAATAGCAATGAGGATGATTTCATTAAAAACAAAGTAACTGTAAGGATAGAGGAACGCTTAGTACTGGCTACCAGAGTACCCGCAGCTTTTGTTCTGGTCGGCACAGCTTCACCGTGACTGGTCGATTCGAACGGGCAGGAGATCCTCGATTCGAATGGTGATTTAATACTTGACTCCAGTGCGCCTTAGCAAATTCGGGCGCACGAACCAGGGGCAGGAATACGTCTGCCCCTGCTTTGACAGAAGGAGATTTTATGAAAAGATATAAATTTCAGGGCTATACTTTTCTTTGGGAAGAATGCGACGTCCCTCCCGGAGCAGTGGAGGTGAATCCACAGGCCCCGGCTGCCGGAGTCACTCTGGAAGTCAAAGAAAAAACTGCGCCAAAAAACAAATTAAAAAAGCCACTGAGTAACAAGCAAAGGAGTAGCAAATGATACCGACTATATGGGGATATGATCTTGTGAGCGATGTAGCTCTGGAAGAAATAATTACATCAGAAGAATTTGACGAGCTTACAGCGTCAAAATACAGCGCTGACATCCGCATAATCCCTAATATAAAAGCTGTATCGGCTGCGATCCGTGATTATTGCGGATGGCACGTATATCCGTCTCGCGGCTGCGTTATAGAGAAAAGCTTTTATGACTTAAGAATATCCAGCGACTGCGACACAATCAGGATACAACTCCCGGCAACATATGTATCAGCTATATCATCAGTATCAATCGGCGGAGCCGGAGTTACCGGTTACAATTTTGACCGCTCCGGACTGCTCAGAATCTGGGATATCCCGCGTGGAATTAAAAAACAAACAGTTATCAGAGTAGAGTATACAGCAGGAATCCCTGACGGGGCTGCAGACGCAGTCAAAGAGCTGGCAGCCTGCAGAGTCACACATGCTATGGCTAACTCTTATGGTGTGACCTCAGAAGCATCAGGAGGAGTATCCGTGACTTACAATTCGGCATGGACCAGTAATGCATCGTCTGGAGGATTATCCCAGCTCAACAAAGATAGCCTGACTCCATATAAGCGGATGGAGGTTGTTTAAATGTTTTCATGGTGGAATCATACGGTAACGAGGATCCGGCCGGGCGTAAAAATAGAGCGAGGTGCAGAGGTTCCAGACTGGAGCCCTGGAGTGATCGATATTCTCGATATAGCTCACTGCCATCTGCAGCCTGCAACCACATCGCTTTCGCAGGATGGCCGGGTTTTGGGAATATCTGACGGATATACTTGCTATATGCCACCTGATGCAGATGTTAAAGCTGGGGATCGTATTGTTTATAACGGCAAAACGTATATTATTACCGGAGAACCACGAGTCTGGCCATCGGCTACGGGATCCCTGGATCATATCATGCTAAATCTGATGAGGTGGACCGGATGAGCACAACAAGTATCAAAATTTCGTTTAACAGTAAGGGCTTTGAAGATATTTTATGTTCTCATGGAGTAGCCAACTGCATCAATCAAGAGGCTATGAAGATCCAGAGTCGGGCTAACACGATCGGAGCATGCAGTTTTCTGCAGAGCGGGAAAATTGGTAGAGCATACGGGTGCAATCGATATATCGGATTTGTTTATACTGGCGACAGCAACAGCATGAGGGCCGAGGCGACTATGCATGCGTTGGAAAAGGCGGTAAATGCGGATGAAGGTTAGAATAAGTCTTGACGTTGAAGAAGAGTGCCGGGCTATCATAGCCCGATACATAAATGCATACTGCAAAATCCCAGAATCGTATGAGTTGCCATTTATTTGCGTGTCTCAGGTCGGAGGCTCAGAAGACGACACGATTTGCACGCATAGCATTGTGATTGAAGGGTATGCGAGCGGAGACGAGGAAGCAAACGCTGTTACACGAAAAGCAATCGGAATTTTAAAAGCTGTTGCGGAACATCAGCGAACCCCAATCAGATACGTAGTCAGCAATACGGATGTATCACGATATATGGATCCGATACGACCGGACTTATCAAGGTACCGGGCTACAGTCCTGGTGACAACACATCAAATTTTTGATGATGTCGAAGAGCTATAAGGAGGGAATAAAATGTCGAGCAACGATACAAATCTTGGACTTGGCCGCGCTGCGGGAATGTTTTTTCATGCACCTGCTGGGACTCCTCTGCCAACATATCCAACAGAATTTGTTGGTGCTACCGGCAACGGAACAGAGTCAGAGAATTTTACAGCTACAGCAGCACAGACAAATTTTACACTTGCATCAGCCCCTGGATCTGCCGGGATCAAATCGCTTACGATTGACGGTGCAGAGCAAGAAGAGAGCAGCACATCCGGATACAGTTGGACATCCGGCACAACTGTAAATTGGAACGGGGCTGCGCTTGCTGGAGGAGAAAAGGTTGTTATTACATATTACACATCAGCCTGGAAGGAAGTCGGGGATGTATCATCTGACGGGGTGACAATGGCGACCGATAAAACTACCGAAAATCTAAAAAACTGGGCGAACGCGATTAAGCGTCTGATGCTTTCAGAGCATGTAGAAACAATTCAGGCGCCGATAATGGACACAACAGAATCAACCCTCAAAGCAGTTGTAGGTGAAAAAAATGTAACAGTAACTCCGGCAACTGCGACGCATGGAAAGCTCATCGATGTCAATCTCTCATCCTCAGAGCTTCCGCCTGCAGAGGCATTTCTTTTTTTGATGGTTGATGGCGATGATACGATGGCGATTGGAATGACAAATGGTCAGATTCAGGCAGTTGATAACGTTTCATTTGCTCCTGGATCTGCAATCATATGGACTCCGACAATCACGGTTCTCGAAAACAGCCTGCATTTTATTAAAGATGACGGCCAGGTTACTGCTTAAGTAAAAAAGGGGAGAGCAAAATGTTTATCGTAGCTGAACATGTTCACAAGCCTTTTAATTTCAAAGTCACAGAAGATGGAACTGATCACAGTCTCGCAGCAATGTCATCAATGAATGTCGATGATCTTGATCTTCTCACTAAGATCAAGGAAGGCGAAGGATTAGGTGATCAGGCAGGTATAGCAAAAAAATTTCTATGCACTCATGTTCCTGACCTTGAGGCTGAGATGGATGCTGCAGGATATGGTAACATGGTATACTTGCAGATCCTTGATGCATATCTGGAGGACCAGCAGCCTGAATCGGGGGAATCCTAAGCCTCGCGAAATTTATAGCAGAGCATCGCGAGGCAATTAATTATGATCTCTTAACCCTTACAGGGCACGAGATCAACGACGTCGGGGGCTCACTATCGTGGCGGGCTCTCGGCGATTTTTTAAAATGTGAAAAAATAGGGTCTGCGCTCACTGGAGAGCTTAATCCTGAGCTTAGCCAGTGGGGCGAAGTTAAAAAGACTAACGAGATCCTTGCAGATATATATGATGTTTTATCGATGATTAATGCTAATTTTGTAGCATATGCTTCGCGTAAAACTGCAAAGCAGCCTGACGCATATCCGCGTCCAGGTGATCAAAAAAGCGAACAGCGATACGGCAATGCTCATCTGACTCACAGTGAACTGTGCAAAAAATTCGCGGAAAGTAGGGCCAAGCATGGGAGAAATGATTGAAGTCGCTCAGGCGACTGTTACGATAATTCCCAATATGAAGGGGGCTCAGCAAAAAATCACCGAAGATCTCGGAGGAGTGCCTGAAGCAGGAGAAGCTATAGGCATAAGCTTTGGTAAAAAGCTGATCGGAGCTATCGGAGCTCTGAAGATCGGATCGACAATAGTTGACGGAATTAAATCATCTATTGAGCAGGGTGCAGCTCTCCAGCAGTCTATCGGTGGCATCGAAACTCTTTTTAAGGATTCAGCCGATAAGGTCAAAAAAAATGCGTCTCAGGCGTTCAAAACCGCTGGCATGTCCGCGAACGAATACATGGAAAATGTAACCAGCTTTGCTGCGTCCCTGACTGCGTCTCTCGGCGGCGATACGGAAAAAGCTGCAGAGGCTGCGGATAGAGCTTTACGCGATATGTCGGACAATGCCAACAAAATGGGAACGAACATGGATAATATCGTCCAGACATATCAATCCTTGTCGAGAGGCAACTTTGCCATGCTTGATTCGCTAAAGATCGGGTATGGAGGCACAAAATCAGAAATGCAGAGGTTGTTGAAAGATACAGCCAAAATGACTGATATACAGAAAAAGTTGGGGATAAGCGTCGATGCTACAGATTTATCCTTTGGAAACATGGTTAACGCTATATCAGTAATGCAGGAAAAACTTGGAATTGCAGGAGCAACGGCAAATGAGGCAGCCACAACATTATCCGGATCCCTTGCTTCCATGGGTGCAGCCTGGAATGATTTACTTGGGAATCTTGCAATAGGAGAATCGCTTGAAGAGCCTATTAAAAATTTAGCTACAACTGTGTCCACATTTCTTTTTGATAACCTGATCCCGATGGTCGGGAACATCGCCACGGGGATTGTAAAAGCGATTCCAACAGCAGTAACATCAATCGCGTCATCAATTGCATCAGCGTTGCCTAAGGTAAAAGAAAGCGTAGCGACCGTTGTATCAAACATAATTTCAGCGCTTCCGGGCTTTATAAATATGATAAGTAGCAGCTTAAACAGCGCTATAGATATGATTTTTAGTAATTTTTCTAAGACCGAAAGCATAATGGCTGCGGCTACGAATATAGTTACCAATCTAGCTCAATCTCTTCTTAATGCAGGAGCGACGCTGGTTAACTCCGGAATCAATCTGGTAAACAAAATCAAAGATGGCCTATCAAGTAATGCCGGAGCTATTGCGTCAAACGCTTCAAACATCGTCAGAAACTTAATCGATACTTTTATCAAGGCTGGTCCTGATTTTATCAAGCAAGGCTTGACAATTGTTGTCAAGCTGTGTGAAGGTCTGATATCTGCTCTGCCATCTATAGCCTTAAATGCCGCGAAGATAGCTCTGAAACTTATTGCTACAATTCTCAGCAAACTTCCGGATATTCTTGCTGCTGGAATAAAATTAGCCAAAGAGCTTGTAACGGGATTTATTGATCATATACCAAAGCTTCTTGGCAAAGTTGGCAGTGGAATAAACAAAATCATAGATAAAATCAAAAAAGTATTTAAAGAAACCGATTGGAAAAAGGTCGGAATTAATATTATAAGAGGTATTGTCAAAGGGCTAAAAAAAGTTGCAGGCGAAATTTGGGATTTTATCAAAGCAATTTGCGACTCGGTCTATAAAAACGTAAAAGGTTTTTTTACCGGAAAATCCATGCAAGATCGTGCAAAAATAGCGCTCGAAGACCTCGAACGGAAGAAAGCAGAGCAGGATAAAGCTAAAGCTGGCGGGACAGTAAAATCAGTTGCTCAGCCGGTTGAATCTTTTAATCGGAATGTCCCCCCGCAGATGATCAGGGATCAGAGCATATCTGATAACAGGATTGTCTATAACACTTTTAACGTAAACGGAGCAAGTGATCCGGAAGCATGGGCGCATTCTGTGCTTGATACGCTCATGGTTGATGCGAGACGAGGTTAGGATATGGCAAAATTTTACTGTACTGGCCTACACTCATACAGATCCGACAATATTATTACGTTTAACTGGCTTTTGCCACCAGGCAAAAACTATAAAAAGGGAACGCTGCAGTATAAAATACTGACAGATGGCAAATCGGAAAGCAATTTTAAATGGAAAACTGTCCAGCTCTCCGGATCTACCAGCATGCCCGTGTCATATAGCATCACTGTGTCCCCGAATCTGTATTATCCCACAACAAAAGTTATTTTGAATGCCATTGTGTGGCGGGTCAAAATGCAGAATGGAGCCTATGCGTCAAATATATTTAATTTTTCAAAGCCAAACCCTCCGACGCTTAAAATCAGTGGAGACGGATTTGAGTGGTCAACTCTTGAAAATATATCAAGCAATAGCGTCTTTTTTCAAGATGTAGAGTATCAGACGCTTTTATCAGGATCAGCAGACTCACCCAACTGGTCATCGTCATCTGTATCAAGCGGAACGGGAACATCATCCGGATCGCAATCGTACACTGACCAATCAGGATATCGGTGGTTCAGATGCCGCGTCAGAGGCGTTTCGGGACCTTCGGATTGGGTGATGCTGTATAAGTCTCATACTGTACCGCTTAAAGCTACAGATGTAGCTGCAAATCTTGAGGGTGGGAATCTTGTTGTCCGCTTCCGCTGCCAGACTGATATCAATTATGCTCAGATTTACTATGCTGTCGATACCCCGGGACCGGGATATCAATGTCCTCCAGGGACTTCATGGAATGAGCTCGCTCAATATGTACCATCTGCTGACAGTGAGATGAGAATCTGCAGCAGAGCTATCACTCCGCCCGCGCTTGATCAGGCTGTCTGGGTTAGGGTTGACACATATAATTCTCCTAATACTACAACTGGTGACATTGTATATGTTGCCAGTGGCGGGCTGGCGCTGCCTACTATTACAGGATGCGTCATTAATGCATCGGATAAAACAGTTACTTTTACATATACAAATAACAGCGCAGTAGCAGGTACAGAAATAGCATGCGTTGATTCGGATGAAAATGTTTTAGGGACATCATCCAGCATGAGTGGGAGCATAACCTGCTCTTACAGTCTATCGCCATCCGTAGATGATATCCAATTTGGCCTATATGCTTTTTATCGATCCGGATATGTAAATGTAAGATCAAATACTGTATGGCAGTCAGTGGATACATCCGTGCCTCTGGCTCCGGAAAATCTAACAGCATCCAAAACCCCGACATCCGGCAAAGTTCTTCTCAAATGGGAAAATCGCTGGGCTTATGCAAATACAACTGAGATATCATGGGCTGATGATCCGGATGTATGGGCATCAACTGATAAGCCCAAGGATTTTGCCCTGGAGGGGACGGCTGAGAGCATTTACGTTACAGGGCTGTCAACGGGAAAAACGTGGTATTTTAGGGTACGCTCTGTACATCTGGCAGTTTCTGATACCGATTCAGATTGCTACGGTCCATGGTGTAGCCAAACGGTTGCGCTGAGTCTGAGCGAAGTACCCAATGCTCCTGTGGTCAGCTTGTCTGATACAGTAGTAGCTCCCGGAATCCCACTGACAGTTGGATGGGTTTACATTTCCAACGATGGCACTGATCAGGCGTCTGCAACAATTTATATTGATGATGTTCCGGAGTACGACATAACCGGAACAACACAGTCATATACAATAACTCCCGATTGGGAAAACGGCGAATCACATATTATCAAGGTGGCCACAGTTTCTGAGAGCGGGATGCCATCGGCAAAATCTGCAGGAGTTACGGTAAACGTAGCTCCTGCGCTTACAATGACTTATACAACATCACTTGATTCAGGGGTGAGTTACTATCCGATACAGGACAGCAACGGGCTCGATATCTTAGACAGCAACGGACTCCCACTCCTAGATACTCCCAGCAACGATATAAAGCTCCGTAATATGCCACTTACTATATCAGTAAGCGGAGCGGGAGAGGGCGGAACGACGATGATATCAATCATACGAGACGGGCCTTTTGTCGCAGCCCGTCCGGATGATACGCGATACGATGGATATGATCGTGAAACGATTTATACACATGCTTTTTTGGGAGATGTATCCAGCACAGAAATCCGGCCGGAAGACCTTGTCGGGAAATTTGACGACACATGTTATTACTGGCTGATTTTAACGATTAACGATTCTCTTGGCCAGACTGCCGAGGAACGAATCAGATTTAAGGTTGACTGGACACATAAAGCAGATATTCCATCCTGTAGTGTTTCAATTGACACAGAAAAAGAGATAGCTTTGATTACTCCAGAAGCTCCTGCCGGAGCGGATATCGGAGACAGATGCAGAATCTACAGGCTGTCAAAGGATCGTCCGGAACTGATTGTAGATGCTGCGTATTATGGAGTTACTTATGTAGATCCATATCCCGCATCAGAAGGTGGCTACAGAGTTGCTGACGTTACGAGTGACGGAGAGTTTTTGTCCACTCTATATCCTGCATGGACAGATGAACCTCATGGCTATGCAATCCCTGATACAATTATTGACTTTGACGATCTGAATCAAGTGATCCTTCCATTTAACATTACACTGCAATCTACATGGGCTAAAGATTTCCAAAAGACAAGATATCTAAATGGCTCGATCGTAGGAGATTGGAATGCAGGAGTTGAGCGCACAGGGTCGGTTAACACTGTGATCCCGCGAGATGATGAGACTATGGATATCATGCGCAGACTTGCAGATTATGCAGGAATCTGTCATATTCGGACTCCGGAAGGATCCTCATACACCGCAGATATCCAGGTGGCAGAGTCCACCGCCTATAATTCCCAGTCAGTAGCCTATGATATAACAATATCAAAGGTTGACGGTCAGGGACTTGATGGCATGTCATATGCCGACTGGATCGCTGAGCAGGGAGAGTGATATGGATTTTTCGAAAGGATTTTCAGCCAGATATACAGGGAGATATATCGATCCTGATACCTGGCAGGATCTGGGAACTTTTAAAATCAAAGAAGGATCGATTACACGCGACTCCAGTTCTAATTTGCTGGAGTCTGCGGAAATTATAACAAGTGAATCGCTTGGTGAAAGCTGGGTTCGATTTTACTTAACTGCTATACAGTCCGGCGAAAGCGTAACTATTCCACTTTTCACCGGATTAACCTCCTGTCCACGGCGCGAAATTAATGGAAATAGCGAAAAATATAAAGTACAATGCTATTCCGTTTTAAAGGTTGCTGATGATGTGCTCCTTCCGATCGGCTATTATGCTCCGGCAGGAATTGTAGGTATAAAAATAATTGGGCAGCTGTTCGGCAGGCTGAAAATTAAAGCTCAGATTCCGGGTACTTCGCCCAGGCTAAAAAATGACATTGTAGCGGAGTCAGGCGAATCCTATCTTTCTTTTATTAGAAAAATACTGGAATCTATCGGATGGATCATGAGCATTGACGGATATGGGGGTATAAGCGTTGGTCAAAAGCAAAATGATGCCGTAGCATACTACAGCGGCCGCATCAAAGATGTGATAGAGCTGGAGATTACTGATACAAAAGACTGGTACTCCTGTCCGAACTGCTTACGGGTTACCTGCGGATCCAGCACAGCAATATATAAAGATACGGACATAGACGACAGGCTGTCAGTTCCTGGAAGAAGGAGAGAGATCTGGGCTAGCGAAACAGCTCAGATCTCTACAAGTGAATCTCTTGGAGAGTATGTTATCCGCCGACTCAAAGAGCTGCAGAGTCCAGCAAGAGAAATTAGTTATAAACGGAGATTTGATCCGGAGACTTATCCCGGGCGAGTTGTCATGATCGATTACCCTAAGCATGGAATATCTGGAAAGTTCTGCGAGAAAACACAAAAAATTACTATGTCATATGGATGCACAACCGAGGTGACAGCGTATGAGCTCGATTGAGAGTAAATTATTAGATGTAATTAAGCAGATAATGAAAAAAAACACAGAGCCGGTGGATCTGCCCGCCACGGTTGTAAGAATAGCAGGTCAAAAAGCCTGGGTGCACTTCGATGGCGGGGTTGACGAAACTCCTGCGAGTATGACAATAGACTGTAAAAAGGGCGATAGCGTGATGGTACGCCTGTCCGGTGGAAGCGCTTATATTATAGGCAACTACTCTGCCCCACCCACAGATGACGCTGCAGCAGAGAGAGCGGATGAACACGCATCAGAGGCATTCAAAAGCGCGGCCGAGGCGAAAAATAAAGTTGTAGAGAGCCAAAAATTTATAATGAATCGTGTAGTAAAAAAAGGCACAAGTGGAATTAACGATATATCATCTACTATGCTGCAGGATGCTAACGGGGTGAACATTTATAATAACGGCCTGGAATCCGGGAAACCATACGCACATATTAAAAATGATGCTTTCCAGATCCGGAAAGCATCAGGAACGGCTGTGTCAGAATCTGATACAGTTGTAGCATCTTTTGGACAAACAAGCACTATTTACGGGCTTAATCAAAACTTTAAGACAGAATTTAACAGCAACTCGATCAAGATCACTAGCACTGTGAGCACTAGAAACACTACGCTTGATCAAAATCATTTGTTTTTCAGGGGGGTTGAAGTTGAACCAGGAGAGCCTGAGCAGGATTATGCAGAGTATGGATATGACGGAGTAGCAATTTTTACAAATGGCCACGAAGTAGCATATATAGATAGAGATGGGAATGTTGCCGGAAATAATTTTATCAATCTGTCGGATTTCAGATTAAAAGAAAAAGTTCCCGATCTAATCGATGATCTGTCTGCCGTCAGAGCCCAAAAATATAAATATCTCTATTCCGACGGAAGAATACATGCTGGATACTTTGCTCAGGAAATCGAAGCTGTAGCCCCAGAATTTGTATACGAAGGAAAAGACGGTTACAAAAGGCTGGATTATATTAGCGTACTTGTATCAAAAATCGAAATTTTAGAGCAAAAAATCAAATTTTTAGAAGAGGAGGTTGAAAAATGCCGCAAATAAATACAACCAATTACCCAAACATTCCGGCTGCTTCTTACGGAGCTAATGACATGTTGCTGTATCAAAAGGATGGCGGCGATACTCGAACAACAAAGCCATCTGACATCAAAGCATATGTTAACGGGTCCATGCAATCCGGAATATACATCTCCGGGCAGGATGTCGGGGCTGATCTTAAAGCGCTTGACACTGGCCTCAAGACAGCGTCCGATAAAACAGTAAAAATCGGAACTCCGGTTACAGGTGAATACACAGATGTAACAAATACAAACGCTCAGAACATCAAAGCTTTAGATGATCAGTTAAAAATAAATTCTGATGCGCTAGGTGATAAAATCAGTGAACCTGCGACTGACGGAACCTTAGGACAGGTTTTAACCACCGACGGAGCAGGTGGAAGAAGCTGGGGGACAGTCCAAGGAGGATCTGGAGGGATGTCTCACAGCGTAATAACCATAGCAGCCGCAGATTGGACTGCAGATTCGTATACTTCCTCCAGCGGAACATCTTATGCTTATAAAGCTGAGCGAGCAATAGCAGGAATGACAGCTGCCGGATATGTCGATGCATCGATTACTGGGTCAAACCGCTACGATGGGGTTTGGTGCGTCGAGAACGAGTCAACAGCCGGAACGATCACATTTAGAATCGCTGAAGTTCCTACGTCAGAGTTACAATTTAATCTCAACTACTCAGTTGTGTGAGGAGGACATGATGATAAAAGAGAAAATTAGTCCAAAGGAATTGCTTGGAAAAATGGATAATCCTGCCACGCCCGGAACAGCCGGACAGGTACTGACATCTGATGGAACAGATTATAGTTGGGAGGGCATCCCTAAAGATAACAGCAAGCTTGATCAGTCATCTATAGCGCCCGAGTGGTCAGCCGGAACCCATGCATTAGGCACTCACGTGACACACAAAGGCAAATACTGGAAAGCTTTGGCCGCTACATCCGACGAGCCCACAGTTCTGTCTGCAGATTGGGCTCTTGAGGATGATATTGATGCACAGATTGCAGCCATCAAAGCGCTAATCGGGACTAGCGATATTTCAAAGTACGGCGCAGACGTAAAAAATGCTATTGTTGAAATCGGCTCAAAAGCTGACAACATTGCAGATGACAATGATGAATACAATCCCAATCATAATTATGTGGTTGGTGAATATTGTATTAGTCCAGATGATGGTACCTTACAAAAGTGCGTAGTAGCGACATCAGGAGGATCATGGGCTACTGTTAAAGATACGTGCTTTACAAAAGATTCGTTAACCAATGTGGTTAAAACGTTAAATAATGATTTAAATAAATATCCCGAATACACTGTTCTTTATGAGGGTTCTAAATTGCAAGGACCTACCACAATTCCAGGTCTTGGATATCTTGAAGATTGGGACGAGCTTATATTTGTGTGTAGAGCAAATGCCCAAGAAGATACCTATATGTTTACCGAAAAATTAGGGCAACGTAAAATGCCAAATGCTCCCTATATCAGCTTTACGGGTTGGGATGGTGATGCATCTCAGAGTTTTATATCTACTATAAGATTCTGGGGTGGTGATATAAATATTTTGGGAATTGGTGTAAATAGCAATAATGCAAATTGGAAGTTAGGGCTAATTACTCTAATTGGTGTAAAATATAAAGCTTAGCCCATTTACTTTTATCATTTTGATACGAGCGTAAGCGAATCTACAATCTCCGCCGCACAGGGTGACGGACAAAATAGAAAGGAGAAAACAAATGAAGTACAATCTTATCAAATTTATCAGGAACACAGCGGAACAATATGTAGTGCAGGCAAGCACATATGATACTATTGATCTTGCCAAGGTTGCATACCATCAGTCGCTTGCAACTCTGCATAACGCATCTGATGTAAAAGTTGCTGTAGTAAAGATTGAGGATGAGTTTGGTCACGAATTACCAGGATTTAGTGAGGCAGTTGATCATACTCCTGAACCTGAACCCGAGCCCGAGCCGGAACCTGAACCCGAAATGTAATAGTTTAGTATAAGAAGGGAGATGGTTTTTTAATGAGTGTTAATATATACGGCTCAAACACTGGTCAACTGCAAAAGATTGCAGGATTGTTAGAAAATGAAAATATTGGAGTTCCCAAAGCGGGAACCTACACATCTGATGCCAATTCTAACGCGGTGTTGTCATAGTGCCGGATGAAGCCCTCGCAACATGCCAAATGAATTCGACCAATATTACTACGGGCGGATATGTCTGATCCGATTTTTACACTGGAGCGCACAGCAATACTGGTTGCGCTACAGCTATATCAGCAGTAAATAGCGCTTTCGGCGCAGCTCATATCCTGCACTATAATGATTATCTGATAAACGCGGTTACAGACGGACATCCATCCGGCCAAGTATGGCAGGAATGTACTGTGGAACTAATGAATGAAGCGATGGTTTACGGCGGCAAATTCTTTGAACCCATGGCTAACGGTTCTGCGGTTTATTCTAACTACACCGTTTCAAAATCACAGCTCCCGCTCTTCCAGCATGATCACTCGCGAATCTGCAACCGTGCGAACTGGTGGTTGCGCGGGGTCGTTTCGTCTGCGTATTTCGCCTATGTGGCCGGCGGCGGCAATGCGAGCTACTACTACGCATCCGGCTCTGGTGGCGTTCGCCCGGCCTTTGCGATCCGAGCGTAAGCGAATCTACAATCTCCGCCGCCTCGTGCGGCGGATAAAAAAGAAAGGATAACATGAGTTCAGTTCCGAAAAGCAAGCGCAGCCCGACAAAGTTTGAGGCAGAGCATCATTTTTATATTTTACGTGATAGCAATTGATTACAGGAAATGATTATGTCAGCCCAGAAAAATGATTTAGCCGAGATTGTGGATAATCTCGAAATTATCATAACAATGCAGTCAGATGTAATTAACAAGCTTTTTCTGATGCTTTTACAGTATACAACCGTGGAAGAGCTTGATAACTGCGATGTAGTACAGGAGATTAATAAAATTGCACAGCTTAGAAATTTTTAAGGAGGGATCATGCAACTACAGAGTACGCTTTCCTACTTGCAGATCGCGTTGACCGCCATGAATATTCTGATTCTGGCTTATGCTTTTTTGAGATTCCTGTCAAAGCCTCACACGGATCTTGAGGACCGTGTTGCTGGCTTAGAGGCAAAATGCCGAGAAATTGAAGGATCGCTGCGACAGGGGAATGACAGATTCCGAGCGCAAGGAGATACTACGGATGTTCTCATTACTTGCATGATGGCGCTAATCGACTTTGAATTGGCATTTTGTGCAACGTCAAATTATTCAAAAACTAAAGATCTGGAAAAAGCCCAGGAAGATCTTCGGCAGCATCTTTCAAAGCGAAAGACAATTGATTGGATATAAATTTTGATCGTAAGAACATAGGAGATTACTATGAAAGAAGAGACAAAGATTTTTTTAAAGTGCGCCGCAAAAAGAGCAATAAGAACTGTAGCGCAGAGTGCTATCGCCGTGATCGGTACTACTGCTGTTATCGAGCAGGTTGACTGGAAACTGGTCATCAGCTCCGCAGCCCTCGCTGGGATTCTGTCAATCCTTAATAGTATCATGACCGGGCTTCCTGAGTCGGAGACAATATCATGAACGGAATAGACATCAGCCATCACAAAAAAGATATAGATCTTGGCAGAATTGATTATGACTTTATGATTGCTAAAGCGACACAAGGGAAAAGCTTCCGCGATCCATGCTTTAAAAGATTTTGCGACGCAGCCATAGCATCCGGGAAGCTTATCGGGCTATATCACTATGTCGATGGATCTGGATCTGCAGAAGATGAGGCTAAAAATTTTGTTAATGCTGTATCAGCGTATGTCAGCCGAGCTCTTCTGGTGGTTGACTGGGAGCCGAATCAAAATCGCGCCTGGACAGATACAAATTACCTGGAGAAGATCCTCAACTTAATCAAAACCCTTACAGGATCAACTCCTATGATCTACATGTCAAAATCTTTTACCAGGTCTCAAAATCTCAAAGCTGTAGCTGATAAATATCCACTTTGGGTGGCTCAATATGCCAATCATGCTGATGTGCATGGATATCAGGATAAACCATGGACTGACAGCAAGGGTTACGGCCCGTGGAAATCTCCAAGTATACAACAGTATACATCCCACGGGATTCTCCAGGGATACTCCGGCAGGCTCGATCTCAACAAAGCATACATCACTCGGGAACAGTGGGCTGAGCTGGCTAAATCATCGGCCAAAGTGCCAAAGTACTCGGAACGCTCTGCAGTCTATTCTTTAGGTTTTGAAGTTGCTGATATAAAAAAGTGGGACAAAGGATCCGTCGTAGCGCTTGCCCAGAAAGCTCTCGTGCACGAAGGCTACGGGCTTAAAGTGGACGGACTGTTTGGAGATAAGACGGATGCAGCGGTCAGACAGTTTCAGGCAAGGAACAGTCTCACTGTGGATGGTATCATAGGCAGAAAGACATGGCCAAAACTTTTGTTTAAAATTGGAATATAAAAAGCTCCGAGGTCATCCCTCGGAGCTTTTTTATTTCATTAAATTGGAAAACTCACGATATTTATCTGCATTTTCTTCCAGATCCTTCCGTATTAATGCATTTATATAGGCAGTCCGATTTCCGTTAAAAAGAAGAGTGACCCCCGGACGCATTCCTTCATAAAGATCTTCCTGTATCGACAGATATATCTTTTTTACCTTCCCACCCTTTGGCCTTCCGGGCTTTCTTTTGGGCTCCTGCATGACCGGATCCGGAGTCACATCACCAAGTCCTGTTTTAATTGCGGATGAAAAATCTATTTTACATCCTTTTTTTCCAACGCTTGCAGCCATCATGAAACCTCCCTGATCAATTCGTCAACAAAATTATTATAATCTATCGCAGTGGTGCTATTTGGAGCATAGTCAAATATAGACATCCTGAGGGTTTGCGCCTCTTGGCATTTAACGCTCTCGCGGATTCTGGACTCAAAAATCTTCGTATGCATGTATTCTGCGTACTGTGGCAGGAGATTATCCTCAATATCTTTAGTGAGCGATTGCCGACCCTTATACTTGATGATCAGAAGCCCAAGGATCTGCAGCTTTTCGTTATCTTCCTGGTACTCTTTTATTGTATCGTAAAAATCCATCATCCCCTGTATACCAAAAGCGTCGCACGTGCATGGGGTAACTATAAACTGGCAAGCCATTAACACATTACCCAGCAGCAGCCCTGCGTGAGGCTGAGTGTCAAAAATTATATAATCATAATCCTCGTCAATTTCCCTGATTGCGTTTCGCAGATACTTATACATCCCGGGTCCGGGCTTAATCATTGTATCTGCCGACTCCAGATTATCATCCGAAGCGATGATATCACCATAATCTGTATGTTGTATACAATCCGACGCTTTATACTGCGCAAAGATGATATCATACAAAGTTGGAACTCCGTTGGTTAGCGCCCGATATACGTTAGTCGTATTACGCTGCGGATCCGTATCAACCATAAGCGCTCTATAACCTTTCACCTTAAGCGCTGCAGTAAGCGCTAGCGCTGTGCTTGACTTACCGATCCCACCTTTTCTGTTAGCTACTCCAATTTTTAATGCCATTTTATGCCCTCCGATTAAAATATATAAAATATACGAGATATATAATATATAAAAAATAGTGATTTGTAAATACACAAATTACATAAAGATATACGTAATATATCGAATATATGTAATATTACATATATCCGCATTGTTTGCGACTTGTCCAATTTTAATCAACATTAATCAACATTATCCAACTTAATCCAAATTTATTTTAAAAATGCCGATAAATGTGAAAAATCTCACATTTATCGGCTAATTCGTACTAAAGTCGTAGCGAAATGCTGAAACCCGCTTAAATACAGCAATGAACACTTGACTTATAATCAAGTTGTCGTGGGTTCGATTCCCACGTGTCTCATTTAGCCAAAGCCTTGAAAACACTGAGACAGAATCGATTTCAAGGCTTTTCACTTTGCTCCGTGATTGGTTGATTTATACCAATTTTTAGAATTTACGGGTCGTACTTGAGTCGTACTGACCATATATATATTATTTTGGTTTTATAGTATAATTAATATCGTAAATCCATTGTTTTGCTATTCCTTTTTAAAGCTCCCTGGTGCGCACTACCAGGGAGTATTTTTATTGAAAAAATGTTTACGTTTCCTCTTGCAATTATACAGAGTTAATGGTAACATTAACTTATCAAATGAGAGGAGCACATATAGATGAAAAAATATGATTACAAGGCAATAATGACAAGAGCATGGGAAATATATAAGCAGGGCGATAATTTAATATTCGCTCTTTGCCTCAAAATGGCATGGACCGAATTCAAGGAGAAAGTAATGACAAATAACAAAGTCGAAGAGCTCGCTAAAAAATTTGGACGTTGGACCAAGATCGGATCGAATGGAAAGAAATATGACAGGATCTATTTTAATGCCAAGGATCTTGGACTCAATTTTGAACGCTACAACACAGGAAACATTGCATACGCTGATATTGATGGTGAGAAAATCAGTAACTCTGAATGCAGAAGAATTCTTGCATCAAAAGCGTATTTCGATATCATTGAAAACAAGCTCGTCATGGATTCTCTAATGAAAATTCATTTTGAAGATAAGATCAAAGAAGCTATCGGAGCATAAGGAGGTTGTAATATGGGAATTCTTGATCCAATAGAAAGAAAAATATCAAAAAATAGAATATGCAGAGTGTACTTTGATGACGGAGATATAGAAATCAGCATTCTTGATGATGAGAGAGATGAAATTTGCTCTGAAAATTATAGCGTAGACGAAACTAAGGTCGCTATTTTTAGTGAGATTTTTAATTATATCATCTATGATCTCGCTGACTGCGAAGAGCTGACCGACGAAGATAAGGAAGCGATCGAAGATGCTTTTAATGAAGTGAGCAACCGATATATTGAAGAGTTGGCAACGCTTATAGAGGTTGGAGACACATACTGTGACCCACAGGGAGAGTATGAAATTATTGCAACTGATAGGGAGCACGTCACACTTAAATGTATCGATGAAGCGGGCCCGGGGTTGAACATTGGGAAGGAATATCCTGGTATCCCCACCAGCGAGGCTGTGTTTTATATATATGGATATTATAAAGGCAATAGTGGAATTAAATACATTCCTGAAGAGGCACGTTTGTAACTACAATGTAATAAAAGAGAGGAGCAAGCCATGAAAGTACTACAGAAGAAGGTCGGCGAAAAGCCGGAGATCGTAGACATTCCGAACACGCTTGAAGCGCTTCAGGAAACAGTTGGCGGATATATCGAGACTGTCACGGAATACACGGCAGCAGGCGCTTTCACGGTTATCTGCAATGAAGAAGGACGTCTGAAGGGATACGATTACAACTGCGAGATCAATGGCGTTTCCTATGTCGGCGATATCTGCGTCGTAGGTTTTGAAGGTGAAGAGTTCACAGACTTACCTGACGAAACAGCGAAGATCATAACAGATTATATAAATCGGGGAACAGACAGAAAGCGAGGCGCAGGAATAACAAACGGAGAAAAGCACATAGAGAAATTATTGAGTTGGTATAAAGAAGCAGTTACAGAAGGCGGAGTATGTTATTTGACATGTGATGATAAAAATACTTTGGCTTATGCGCTTAAATGTTGTAAGCATTTTGAAGATATAAAGAAAGACATTGACTCATGGGGGTTTAGAGAAGAGATAAGTAATTCGGAAAAATCGAACAGGTCGGAAATTTCGACAGGTTCAATTATTGAAACCTGCACACACAATAAAGGTATTTTGGAATGCGATATGTACGGATGTAAATATGAGCCAACTACTAAGAATAATTTAGGAGTTGATTGTATATCAAGAGCAGATGCTATCCATGCAGTATCAGAAGCATTGGAGCGTACTTTTGTGGAGCATGAAGATATAGCAAATAAATTAATAGGCAAATTGCCGGCCGTAACACCACAAGAGCCAAAATATATAGTCAATGAATCGGGTGATTTAGTCAAGGATACCATCAGCAGAAAGGCGGTTATAGATACTATTTATGCAGAATGCTCAGGTACTAAACTCGATATAGATTTTGCAAAAGTTTTGATGTTACAGAGAAAAATAAAAGCCTTGCCCCCAGCAACGCCAATAAGACCTAAAGGGCATTAGGAACACGGTAGAGAACTGAGCCGAGTATTTGATGTAATAAAAATAAGAGAGGAGCAAGCTATGAATAAAATCATTCTTCCACGAGGGTGTGGAAAAACAACAAAGTTAATTGATATATCAGAGAAGACTGGGACATATATTCTTGTGGCCAACATGAACAGGCAAAGGGAAGTTGCAGACATGGCAAGAGAGCAAAACAAGAAGATCCCCTTCCCGGTAACGCTTGAAGATTTCCTTCGAACGCGCTTCAGGGGATCGTTTATCAACCATATCCTGATCGACGACGCAGAAGACGTCCTGGCACAATTATTCGGACATATACAGATTGACGCTTTAACAATGACAACCCCGGAACAAGACAAAGAAACGTCAGGGAAAACAGCCGGAACCACTTTAAAAGAAGGGATCAAGCCATGAATAAAACAATCGAAAAGGTTGAATTCTACAAAAAGAACATGATTGAAAAGGCTATCGAGAAAGCAAAGTCAGAATATGCAGAAGCCGAAGGAAGCTACCGCGACACAGGTTACGACCGTTATTATTCCAAAATGCAGAAGAAAGCTGAAGAGATCGAAGAACTTGAAAATTATCTGAACCGTGACAACGCAATCCAGGACGCGATCCAGGAGAAGAAAAAAGTCCGGGAAGAACTGGAAGAGATCAAAAAGAAGTTGAAGAACAAATTATTCTATCTTCTTGCAGCAATCCCGGAATGTTCGGAAGCCCAGTCAATTCAGGAATATATCGAAAAGCTATAATGAGGAAATTTTATAGGAGTTGAAAAATGAAAAAAATAATTGATGGTCACCTATATGATACTGACAAAGCGCGAGAGATCTGCAGGAGCGTTCTGAAGGAAAACGATGCCATACTGTTTATGAATAAAAGCGGTAAGTTTTTTATTTACGAATCCGATACATGCCATCCGATGTCTGAAAAGTCTGCTAGAATTTGGGCTAAAGATTATGGATTAATAGATGATGCTGATTTCTATGAAAAAATCTGCAGAATCGATTCTCAGCTGACTATTAAATGCCCAAAGAGAATCGTGGAGCAATTCAACCAGCGCAAAAAGGAAACAGGGCTAGCAGCTTGGGAACTGCTTGAAACGCTTTTAAAGCAATGATATAATTATATAAACTCCAAATACACGTGCTATACCAGTAAAGCCCTGCCCGACCCCCCATCTCGGACGGGGTTTTACTATGTAAAAAATCTGCCCGGCTCGGAGGCGCCGGACAGATAAATCAATGAAGGTTGTAACTTAACTACAGTATATCACACTTTAATGCATCATATATAGCCTGATCATCTTCATTTTCCATAATGACATGATTGTAGATTTTTATAACTACTGCTTCGGTATCTCCCAGAATCTCAGCGATATGCTTTATACTCAGCCGTGGGATCTGGTAGCAAAGTCGAGTCGCGTAGTTGTGCCTGAAATAATGCGCAGTGAGCTTTATCTCTTTCCCGGATGCTGCAGACATAGCCTTGAGAATTCTGTTCCACATACATCTGTACCCCTGGAATGTCATCGGTTCTGCATGCCGGTTAGAGATCAGATAACCGTCCCGCATGGAAATATATGGCCAGAGGATATCCCAAACACTTGGCGGAACAGGAACCCGTCTGAAGCCGTTATGTGTTTTAGGCTCTTTAAGAACAGGACGACTATCCGAGAATGCAACAGCTTTCGATATATTGACTGACTTGGTCGATATATCGAAATCAAAGCGCGTAAGCGCAAGAGCTTCCTCACGCCTTAAACCGCATCCATATATCATCATCAAAAAGCACTGATCAGACGGGATCAGCTCCGCATTAAAAACTGCGTTGATCTCATCCTCAGATAACGCGCGTTTTTTCTTTGCTCGTAGATTTTTCTTTGTAATTCCGGTAAAAATATTATTGACCGTACTGGTCGAACATAGCCCATCAACCGCCGCAGATCTCAGTACCTGCTTGAGCGTCATAAGTGTTTTGTTATATATATTTGGCGACTCGATTTTGTTAAGAAGATTAACCAGATGGATCCTCCGGAGGTCCTTGATCGGCACTCCGAAAATCACGCTGCAATGTTTGTTTAGGATATTTTTGTACATCGCACGCGTGTTCTCGCTCTTTTTAGCTTTATATGCATCCATCCACTTTTGCGCATACTCGAAAAAAGTTAACCCTGTAGGCAGCGCATAGTCTTCCCGAGCTAGTCTGTCACGCAGCTCTCTAACCTTCCGATCGAGATCTCTGGACGAAGTTGAGTATAGATGGACGTAGTGAGATCGTCCATCAGGAAGCTGACCATCCTTGATTTTAGCCTCATATAACCCTCGGCTGTTTTTCTTATATCCCATCATCGCCCCTTCTAATAAGCACTTAGTAAACTATATTTTGATTTTATCACATCTTTTGCTTGTATACTATCACTAGTAGTGATAAACTTTATTCATATCCGAGGAGGTTTTTAAATGAATTATGCAGTTCCAGAGCTCAGTGTAATCGGGCAACGGCTAAAAAAATTAAGGAACAACAAAAAACAGACCCTGCGTGAAGCTTCAGCAGCCATGCACATTGGACAATCTGCTTTGGGCAACTACGAAGCAGGGCTCAAAATGCCAAGAGATACAACCAAAGCCATACTAGCTAACTATTACGAAGTTAACATTTGTGATCTTTTTTTTACTCTTTAACGCTCACGGAGTATGTTTATGAAGTATCCCAAGCAAGTAATGACAATCTCAGAGCTATCATTGATGGGGTTCCCACGGTCTTACCTTGAGCGAGCCTGTCATGCTCATGATCAAAGCTTTGCTTTTTTACAAAATCCTTTTAAAAAACGTTCAGTGTGGCTTTTCGATACGGAACAGTTTGAGATTTGGCGGCAGCAGGAGATGAACGCATCTCAAGTGCCCGCCAAAAGAAATAATTTAAGAATCGTATAGGGTTTTAAGATCCTGCCATGACCGTCAGAAGCTTATGGATAGCGGATCAACTGCCGGAGGACGACTGACCCTCGGCCCGAAGCGGGATCATTGTAACTGCTCCTTTTGATCATATCACGGGGAAAGGAGACAACAAAAATGGCTCTAGCTGGAACTAGAGCCATCATAAGTAACAAAGGGGGGACCAAATTGAGTTTAAGCCAAAAGGCTGCCATGATCGCAAGCTCGTCTTTTGCATTATACGCAGCCATGGGTATCAGCTACTACCAAAAATTACAGCCTATATCAATAGGATCACCGGCGCAAAAAGCGCCATCACACCTTCTAAGCGATCCGGGAGCCAGGGGAGGCCGGCCCGCAATCACCAATAAATATTGTAGTGCTACTCTCGAAAACCTACAATATATAGATTTTACCAAAAATAATCAGAATTTTACCGTCGAAGATGTAAGATTTGTCGCACAGCTTGTCTGTGCGGAAGCTGGGAATCGTACGCGATGAGGGGAGGAAAAATGAGCTCAAAAAAGAGTTACGTCGTAATCGAGTCATGGATGGTTGACGCAGGGCTTAAAGGTACTGAGCTGTTAACCTATGCGGTTATCTATGGCTACTCTCAGGATAATAGAGGCTGCTTTTTCGGCAGCCAGAAATACCTGGCATACTGGACAGGCGGATCAGAAAGAAGCGTCAGGATGGCGCTTTCTTCGCTCTTGTGTAAAGGACTGCTCAAAAAGATCGAGGTTGGATATAATAGATTCCAGTACATGGCAATTCTTCCAGAGGATGCACATCCGGCAAAGCCTGGGAAAAAATCATCTGATAAATCACGCTCAAACAGTAACACGACGCGGAAAAAATTTCCGCATGATGAGGAAAAAATTTCCGCATCGATGAGGAAAAAACTTCCGCATGATGAGGAAAAAATTTCCGCACGTACTAATAATATAAATATATTAAATATTAATACTAGACAGACAGCCAAGGCTGGGCCGGCTGAGAAGAGCATAAAACACCCTGACCAAGTGCCAACCCTTGAAGCTGTAATAGCCTATGCACGTAGCAAAAACCTTCATGTTCCTCCAGAAATCTTTTTCTTGAAGAACGCGGAGCGCTCTTGGTGCGATAAAAACGGCTGTCCTATAAGGGATTGGCAAAAGCTCTTTTTAGAGTGGGATCGCAAAGAGAATCCAGCGAAAACGCCAGGGCTTAGAGCTGCCGAATTTCAGCAAAACACATATGACTTTGACGAATTGGAGCGAGTACTGCTCCGGAATTAGAGGGATTATGAAGCGTGTTATCTACTACTGCGATAAATGCGGCAAAGAGATCGACCGACCTCTGCAGCTGATAGTCCACGGTATACAGTCAAATGATGACCGGGCAAAAGAGTTCCAGCAGATGGTTGATGCTCACTTTTGCGTCGATTGCCTCGAAGAAGTTATAGCTTTTGCTTTTATGCACACTCTTCCGAAAAAGCCTGAGGATCCTAGCTTGTCTCAAGCAGATATCGACCGTATTAACCGGCTGACTGACGAAATCTACGGAAAACGTGAAAATTCTCACAAAAAAAGCAGGAAGGGCACTGTATGAGACTGGATATCCATATCGATACAGAGGTGCTATCACCTCATATCCGCGAAGGAACTTATCACGCGACCTGGTACGGTTACAGCGACTCAGGGAGGCTGCTTGGAAGCGATGGAGTAACTGAGGTAGCCTGCGACAATCAGTACGGGATGCTTATCAGGGCTCTTTGTGAGGCAGCAGGGCATATCAATCAGCGCGCAGCGCCTGAGGTCCATATCTATATCCCTCAAGCGTTGATGTATCAATCAGCAAAAAGGCTGAGTATATGGACGCAAAGAGATTACCGCAAAAGCAATGGCATGGAAGTATCTCATGCAGTTCAATGGCGAAAAATTGCCGAGAAACTAAGGGGCTTGAATTATTTTGTGGAGGTAGAGCATGACGGAAAAAGACCTTGAACCGGAAGAAAGAGATCTCGAAACAGTATCGGCTGCATGCCCATATTGCGGTCAGCTGATCATCCTACGTGTAAACGAGAGGATGAGTGATGCGGATATAATCAAAGAGGCTGCAGCTCACTGTACCTGTCAAAGAGCACTTTATGAGCAGGATATACTGAACGAGATTGCACAAGGAAAGTCAGCAGTACAGACGGTCATATCATCGATATCGAATAGAGTGGGAGATATTATGATACAAGGAATCGAGGATGTAGCCAGAGAAAGGATCAAGCGCATCACGGTCGCTGAGGAAGGTCGGACATATACTCTGACCAAAAAGCACGGAGCCATAATAGCCAAGTGCCGTGAAGTTCAGGAAACACTCAGCAGCGGCGAAGCTGTTGAGTAAATCGATCCTCACAAAGTATCAAAATTATAATATTTTCGGGCCCGGGCTATGTGAGGAGCACCATCATCTGTTATTCGGGCGAGGTATCAGAGATCTGGCGGAGGAGGATGGGATATGGATTCCTGTTACGGCGAGAGAGCATAGGACAGGACCGATCCCAGAACGGATACATGATAATCCGATGGCTGAAAAACTTTCAAAATTGGCGGGACAGCTGGCATACGAGAAAGAATATTACAAAAAGCTATGCGAGATGGATGAGGATGTGGCACGGGAAGCTTTCAGAAATCGCTACGGGAAGTCGTATTTATAGCCTCCCGACCTTAGACTGTTACAAGTGCAATCATCCTTCCGAGTGGCTGTGTGGCGCTTGCAAATATCGTGAAAACGTGAAAATTCTCACAAAAGAAGGAGACCATATGAAAAAAATAGTAGTCATTGACCTACCTGATGATGTTGAGTCGATATCGTATGCCTGGGTGAGATCCGGCCGATCCGGATCCGGAAGAGCGAGTGCTAGCGATATGCCGGTACGTAAATCAGCAGCTGGTGGAGTAACTACGATCCTTTGGAATTGCGGATATAATGCCGCACTCGATGATATTGGGAGGTAGCACTCAATATGGAGATTACAGCTGAGCAGATGGATGCCATAAGAGATGCAACAGAGACACTAAAGGAAATCTTTGAGAGCCTAAAGGAAAAGCTTAGGGAGCTTGTAAAACAGATTGTGGATGTGCTCACACCATACCTGCAAAAGGTAATGAGATGGGCAAAGGATGCCTGGAGAGAGTGCTTAAAAGCTCACGCAAGGGCAGCAGGCCTTGAGAGGTGTTGTCACTTGGCATTTTTTGCAAGAAAGAGAAGAACAAGAAAGAAGAACGTTAAAAGATTACTGGAAAGCATGGAGGATGAGGAGTGATACATCTGACAGAAAAAGAAAAGGCAGACCGTTTTGATGCCTTGCAAGCAGCTTTTAGGGCCACAAGAGATGGCTATATCAGACTCCAGAAAGATGCTGACTTGCGTTATACAGAGGTAAGCGTAATCGGAGCATATAACAAAGGGCTAGCTGATGGATATGGACATATGATTAAAGATTTAGATCGGTGGATAGTTTAGTCAAGGTTAGTCAAGGATTTAGTCAAGGCAGAAAGTGAGGAAGAGTGATGAGCGGAGGAAGTTATGGATATATATATTCAAAGCTTTTAGCTGAGTGTAGTGGACGGATGTATGATGCCGAGATGGATGATTTAATTAAAGACTTGGCAGAAGTATTGCATGCTCTTGAATGGTGGCAAAGCGCCGACTGCTCCGAAGAGGCATATCGTAAGGAATTAGTAAAATTCAAGTCAAAGTGGTTCAAGGGCAGCAGAAAAGATCGGCTTAAAGGATACATTGATGAGCAGATAGGAATTGTGAGAAGTCAGTTATATTTATTGATAGGCGAGTCACAGGAAAGCGAGGAAATACGGCAATTATGAAGATAATAAAAGAAGGTAATACCGTTAAGATTTTTAAATGCAAAAAATGCGGCTCTATCTTCGAAGCTGGCAGCAGTGAGTATAAGGGAACCCCTCAAATAGGAGTTATGCAAGGTTTACCGTGTTATGAGTGCGAATGCCCAACATGCTGTAATCCGGTTTACGCAAACTGAAGGCGAATATCGTTATTGGTGAGGTAGAAGAATGACAAGAGAAGCAAAAAGCACAAGATTAACAGTGAATGATAACGATAATTTTTGTAATATACCAGATGCATATAAATACATTATGGGGTTGTACAAATTCGCAATCCTAAGAGCCGATAAAATGGGGTTCAATTTTCAAAAAGGTGATTATAAGTGGAAAATTGGAATTGATGTCATGGCTGACTTAGCGACAAGTGAGCTTATAATGGAGAAACTGACTTACTTAACTCCGATAACAACGCTATTCGGAATTCCGGTAGAAATTGATACGGACGATCCTCATAGTATTCAACTTTGGGAAAATATAAAAAATAAAGTATAAAAAGCTCTCGTATTTGTGGACAAGCTAAGAATATCATTGCTTGCTTATAGCGTTCCTATGGCAGCAGGCTGCATTCTAAAGTGTGAGGATTTTGAACCATGGATTTGAATAAAATGATAGTGAGCATTATTGAGGGAGTGGAGAAGCACCTGGATGGCGATTATGTGGATGAAGTGACATTCCCAGATGAGATTAAGGAGCTCATTCATGAGGCGGCAGATAAATGTAGACAAACCGAATTGTATATCAATACAAAGAATGATGTTCCGGAGGAGTTTAAGACCGGTAAAGCATCAGATCTGTACATGGAGATGCTTGTAAAGATGATAAAAGCACCAACATTTCTCCATGCAGCAGGCACTCCAAGGCTCATGCTGCCGCTGATATCGGATGCCATCAAGAGGGAGGAGCAGGAGGTTAGCTATGGCAGAGATAAATAATGCTTTAGGAGCAAAGGAATACTTCACAAAGGTGAGGAAAAAGCATGGCAAGACCATGGCCCCGGAGATGAACGCGGCCATGAAAGAGGCAATCAATGCTCTTAATTTGCAGGTACCTCAATCTCCAGATATCACCGGAGATGGATATGCTTCCGGTACGGATCAGATCATATACGAAACCTGGTACTGTCCAAATTGCGGACGCAGTTATGAATATCCGGATGATACCCATGATTTCTGCCCGAAATGTGGTCAGGCTATCAGATGGCCACAGGAGGAGGGCTCATAAGCAAGGAGCTGACAGAAAATCAGAAAGCCGTCAGGCAGCAGGTGGGCGAAAAAAGAGAAAAGGAGATAGTAATGAAAGTTTTAAGGAAGATCAAAATGAAAACCGACAGGCTGGAAGTAGGAGATCAGATCAAGGTTAAGTTCTTCAATGAAAAGCACTATGCGACAGCCATCAGGAGAGACGAAGATGGAATGCTGTTTCTCCTGGATGACTGTCTTGATGAACCGCGACCTATGAACAGGGAAGGCGGCACTGAAGGCGGTTATGACGCATCTGATCTCAGGAAGTTTTTAGCACAAAAAGCTAATGAGGTCCCCGAGAAGTTGAAAAGCAAAATGGTGGCATTCGATAACGGTGACTACCTGCGGCTCCTGACACTTCAGGAAGCATGTGGTCGTGATAATGACTGGAATGAATGCGAAGGACAGATAGATTGGATGAAAGATCGACGGCATAGAGTGACAACAAGAAAGGACAATGAATATGCGTACTGGTGGTTGCGTGGGGTCGTTTCGTCTGCGGATTTCGCCAATGTGAGCGGCGGCGGCCTTGCGGGCGGCGGCGGCGCGTCCGGCTCTTTTGGCGTTCGCCCCGCCTTTAAAATCTTGGATCTGTAATCTCTGCCCCTTGTGGGCGGAAAAGCGTGTTTCTGAACAAAAAACTCCATTTTTGACAAAAAATCGCATATTTTTGATTTATATTCATGTATTTTTAATTTATATGACGGCAAATCGGAGGGCAAGCTATGACTGCAAAAGAGTATTTGATGCAAATACGCGATTACAACTTAGCTATTCGACGACTGCAGGAAAATCTTGAAGAATTGAAGATTAACGCATCAGGTGTACGGGCTATAGCATATGATGGGGTTAAGGTACAGAGGTCTGCAAAAGACAGTATGACTGAATTAATTGCTATTGCCGATTCGATGGAGGATCAAATATATCAAAAAAAAATCAGATTAATTGCTTTGCGTAACCAGATTATTACTATGATTAATTGCATGCCGGATCAACGTTTGGCAGAGGTGTTATATTTCAGATATGTCAGAACTAGTGGAGTCAGACCACTTCCGATGCATCAGGTAGCTGAATGCTTAAATTATAAAAATTTGAAATATGTAACGCTTTTGCATAAGAAAGCTCTAGAAGCTTTTTATAATCAATACAAAGATATCATAGAAAAAGATGTTACTACACTATAAAGTTACCGTTATGATGTGATATGTTGGAAGTGCAAGAGAACGTAAAATCCTCTCGCTGCAATATATCCCCTCCCCTCTGAGCTCCCCCCAGGGGGGGCAGGGGATCGACTAAGGGGAGAGATAGAGGGGAGGGAGAGGGATGCATAGGAGCTCGGGGTGGCCTCGCGTTAGGCTGATGGCATGGGACCGTGACCGGAAAGCGCAGGCAGTATGCCACATATGTGGTCAACCGATTGATTATAATTTACAACCTAGCTCGGGAGCTGATGCCTGGGAACCTGACCACGTAATCCCAGTCATTAAGGCCCCCGATCTTGAGCTTGATCTCAATAATATCGAGGCATCGCATGCGAGATGTAACCGTGCGCGCGGCGCTGGAATTAATCCTAGCGGAGAGTTAGGAATGAGATCGCGCATCTGGTAGTTAGGGATAGCGCAGTGGCGCAAAAACTTAGATGATGTCCCGAATGGGGGAGGGGCCTGTAAATCTTGGAGCACTCCCCCACGCCGGAG